TAGGGTTGGAACGTGCTGATGCCTGCACCGAACCCAGCGCCAAACGCTTTGATCCCTGCGCCCATCCGAGCCACGAGTGAAAGTTTCTGTGCCATAATCAGCTATCCAAAATGTAAGAAAATGAGGCGCTGGTGCGTGTGACCTGTACGCCATTTAGGTAATCGATTGCGGCCTGAAATAACTCAACCCGTTCGGTCGGTTTAAGGTCGATCTGGAAGCTGGCCGATTGCCCGCCCGCTGAAGATCCAACCAGTGCACGGCCTGATGCTGCGCCCGTCATTGCCGCGTTGCGGTCAGTGGCAAGGTTAGTCAGGGCGCTTGCGGTAACTCCGGAGGCTTGTGCCAGGTAGTTCGTCGCAACTGCCCGCGTAAGTCTGCGGGAAATAGCCATCACGTCGCCACGGGTGTCAACGATTCCTCGTCTAGTGAAGCGGTCGGCCTAATGACTTTTCCGTACACGGCAAAGCCAGCCAGATATGTTTCGCAGTCGTACAAGTGATCCTGCCTGCTTTTGATGCGTATCCATTCATAATGATCACGCCCTGTCTTGCGGTTAATCCGATGCACCTTTTTGTGGCTGCTCATGTGCTCGCGATAGTCCGGGCTTACGTCATGGGCAATTTCCCAGCGTGGCCCCTGCCCTCGTCGCAACCATGCCAGCAAATCCTGACAGGCTGGTGAGCTGAGCAGCAGAAGCATGCAGCCCGCGTCAGTGGGTTGCTCGGCCGAGTGTACCGACTTCATCCGACCGCGTGGCGTTTCGATCCAGTAAGCTGGCCGCTCTTCGCCTTTTAATGCAGTCCACTTGTAGCGGGCGCAGATTCGGTAGGAGTCTTGCGTCTCGTATCCGCTATCCATCGCCGTGTGCTTTGGTTGAACGCCTAACGTGTGCAGGTGTTGCGCCACGTCCTCGATCGTTCTCGCTCGGCCTTCGTCGATTAGTCGGCTCGTTCCGTCCCTGGCGAATGCCCTTACCACAAACCAATACTCATCGATCTGTCTGTCTATGGCCGCTAGTTTAATATGTTCCGTTTCCCAATCCTGCTTTTTCGCAAATGCGCCGGCGGGAATGTCGACAGTTGTGTCACTATCAAATTGATCCTCCCACGGCATCGCACTCCATCCGTTCACGAATCCTTGCAAGCCGTGCAGATAATGCTTTTGAGTTAGAAACTGTTTGGCGCAATCGGCAAAAGTGACGGTCGGCGAGTACCAGCTAGGCAGTCGCATGCTTCGCCTTCCGCGTTCTGCGTTTGGATTTGCTGCCACCCACTTGCCTTGTTCTACGGCTGATCGCCTGTGCCCCTCAGCCCACGGCTCGTTGCATTTGGTGCAATGGTAGGCGGCCGTGTCCGCGACTTTCTGTAGATCCCATTTGCCGTCAGGATTGCGTGCGCTATCCGCCCAACGCACTTGCCCGAATTCCATCGCCTGCATTTCACCGCAAGCATGGCAAGGTACGTGGAAAGTTTCCTGCGTTCCTGCCTGATAGTTTTGCCATATATCGCCCGTGCTTAGCGTCGGAGTGCTAGTCAGTACGTGCTTGCGGTTGGGAAAAGCCTTTGTCCGTTCTAGCGCCAATGCATAAGCGGCTGCCTCTTTTTCGGTAGGAGGAGAAAATTTATCCAATTCATCCAAAACGCAAATGCATATAGGCCGGCTGCTAATATTGCTAGGACTGTTCGACCCAGTAAGAGATAAAACCATAGTCGTAAATTGCATTTCCAATATTTTAAAATCGTCTGAATCGTACGGGAACAGATCGCGCACTGGTTTGCATTTCTCAAAGATTGGAGTCAGTCGCGTTTCGCTGTAGCTCCTAGCCAGATCCGCGTTCGGCATTACAAGCAGTGCCGGAGCTGGGTCGTTTGCTATTCTGTACGCAAGCCAGATGGCGAGAGTCAGCGTCTTGCCTGTCTGCGATCCCCAGCAAAGGCTAACGGTATGGACGCCCGGATCGGCCAGTGCTTCCAGTACGCCCGCCACGTAAGGCGTGTACTTGGTTGAGTAAAGACCTGGGCGCGGTGTAATTCGACTATCTAGCTGAATATACTTTTCAGCCCATTCGATGATGCTTGGCGGCGGCTCGTAATTCCACCTAGAACGCTCGCGCTTTAGAAGCTGCTCAGCCGCTTTCACAGTGCGGCCTGCACTTGTCGCATGACTTGCCCAACCTCATTTTCAACCTCTGTATGAATCTCAGCGGCAGTTCGTCCGGCACAGATTGGAGCCAAACGCTTTGCCATACCGCGCAGCAATGGGATTAGTGCGTTATCTCGCCGTGCCAGTATCTTGTCTGCCTCGTCGATCGGCACCATTTTGCCCTCCGCCTCGTTGATGTCGGGCCGGTCGCCCTTCATTTTTCGCAGTGCCTCCACGACACGAGTGTAATCGCCTATCAGTGACGACCGCTCCGGCCCACTCGCCTCCTTGGCTGCCTCGCCCAGGGTAGCGGCCAGTGATTCAAGTCGATCGATCTCGCCGTCTAATCCTATCCCGGCGATCGGCTTCATAGGCTTTGCGGCCGCAACCGCCTGCCCTTTCTCAAGCTGGCGACGGGCTTGGCGCAAACCGACGCCGGTAGCGGCGGCTTGAGCGAGTATTGCGGTGTTTGGTCGGCGTCCCATGGGGTCTAACTATGTTTTTACAAACCACTCAAAAAAGAGGTGGCAGTTGCAAGCACCCCGATTGGGCTTGGTTTGCAAAAAGATTCCTTAGGCACTTACGCAAGCTGGCCTATCTAGGCCGCCCCCCTCAGGTCGTTGTACGCCTTCACGATCGGCTCGGCCTCCGCTAGGAATTGCTCCTTCAGCGCCTTATCCTGGGCAATAAATTTTGCGCCTCTGGAGGCAAGCCACTGCCTTGCTTTCATGATAGGAAACAGGAAATGCTTTGGCTCGCTTGGCTCGCTCATCGTGATGGGGTCGGGCAATATTCCGATACGCAGATAAGTCTGACGCATAAGGCTTGGATCTGCATCGCCACTACTCAATCGCTTCTGAGTGGCTGCGACTTTCTCATATCGTTTGCCAACCTCCTCAGTAATGCCTGCCTCCTCACATATCGCCTGCACGTCCTTACCTTCAGTCCGTGCCACGGCAATGATCTCGCCAGCGTCAGATGCCAGTGAGATCGTCCTGCCTACCAGCTCAATCGCCTTGTCTCTCGTTTCGTTTAGTTTGTTTATTACAGATAGTAGTTTCATTTCTTAATGCCTTTCTTTAGTGCGGCCATGTTGAATTTAGGTGCTTCACGCCGCCGCTTTGCGTGAACACGGTATGCCCGTTTGCGGTAGGATACGCGGGCCTTCTCGCTTTTCTGCGATCGTGCTCGGATACCTAACCGATCATAGACTTCTGTGACTTTCTTGCTGATCGCCTGCTTAGTGATGCCGTAACGCTTGGCGACGGCCGTCATGGATTCAGGCGAACGGTTAAGAGATATGTTCAAGACCGCGTGCCCCAGCGTGTCCGTTCGGTTAGCCATAGCCGGGTGATCGGCAGACTTATCCATTAGGTGCTCTATCACTTTTGTGATAGTCGCAACCGTTGAGGTGGTGACCGTAATCTTTAGGTCATCGCATGACTCAAAGACCAGGTCCTGCAGGCTATCGATCATGCTTGCTGGATGCGGAATAACCGCTGGAATACGTTCGATTGCTTCCTGATCTATCATATTAGATTACTACTCCGTTTTCTATCGCTTGGTGCAGTAATGTTTTAGCCGTCTGCATTAGTGCAATAATTAGGCCTAAAGGCCTATTATTACTGCACCAAAATGCTACCCAATACTGCACTAGTGCAATAAGGGTTACTGCACTAACTTTAAAAGGGTTCATTTGTCACCTTTTTGCTGAATAAACCATCGATAGATTCCTCAATAAATCCGTCGTCCTTAGCCTGCTTAATGCGGGACTTAGCCTGACGTTCCTGTAGCCCGGTCACCTTCTGCACATAGGCTACCACTTGGCTGTATTTAGCCCCTTCGGGTAGCTTGCCCCAATCGATCGCGCTGGCTTTACGGCCCACCGTCTTTTCAGGTGCGCTTGACTCAATCCACGCC